AAGCTGAAAGAAATGTAGAAGTCCCTTCAGAAGTATCTCTAAAACGCACACAAATTGTTGCAGAGGCTAATAGATTAGAAGTTGATATCAATGCTGCAACAACTGTAGAAGATCTTATTGAAGTACTTAATAATCAAAATTGGACTGAATAATGACACCCGAGCAACAAAAAGAAGCTATTAAAGAAGCTTTAGAAGAGTGGCTAGATAAGCAATTTATTGCCTTTGGTAAATGGTCTTTAAAGGGTATTATAGCTTTAGCATTAGCTGGACTTGTTTACTTTTGGGCAAGTACACATGGCTGGTCTATCAAATAACCAACTAATTACTTCTGAATCTGTAAAGGCAACTTATAATTTACTAAAAAAACTTCCTCCATTTAATACATGGGGACTCCCTTCAGATAAACACATAGTGTTTTTAGTAAAAGATAATTGTGCTTGTATGGGAGAACTAGAAGTAGAACCTTATAAAATGATCATAGGAATTAACCATCATGAGCATTTTGTTACTTTAGTTACTACTATTGCACATGAGATGGCACACATGAAACTTCATGTAGATGGGGTTAAAGGTTTTCATAGACACACACAAGAGTTTAGAGATTTAACAGCTGAGATAGGTAGTATCTTTGGCTTTGATAGGAAAACATTATGAAACATTTTATAATATTAATATTAATCCTATTTACTTTATTTTACATTCATAAAGTAGAAGCCTCTGAATATATGGTAATGCAGTATAATGAAAAGGTTCGTATAGTACTTACCAAAGAAAAATGTGATAAGGCAGGTTTTAAAGCAGTAGCACAAAGAATAGATAAAGAAGTTATGAAAGCGTGCTGGTCTGCTAATGGTAATAAAATACATATACAATGGGAAGGTGGAGACTTTAGTGAGTTTCCTTTAGATAGATTTTATTCAATGGAGAATAAATAATGGATCCAATAACCATATTATCAGCATTCTTACCTGTAGCTATGGATTTAGGTAAGTCTCTTATTAATAAGTTTATAGCACCTGATGTGTTTAAACCAGCTACTATAGAACAATATACTCAAATGAAGACTCTTGACTTAGAGTTTTTTAAAGTAATGAATGAAGTTGGTAGTGGTAATGAAAGTTACCCTTGGGTAGAAGCCATAGTTAGATTGATGCGTCCTTTAATAGGGCTTCTTGTGCTTTCTACATGGGTATATACAGTGGTTAGTGGACATCCTAGTGAAGAGGTTAATAGCTTTGCTAGTGCAGTTGGATTTTATCTCTTTGGAGAACGCAGTCTGTTCTATATTAAAAAGAAATGAAGCTTAGTCCTAATTTTACATTAGAAGAATTAACCTTTAGTCAAGTAGCATCAAGAAGAGGAATAGATAACACTCCTCTTCCTAAAGTAAAAGATAACCTAGAAAGACTTGCATTATTTTTAGAGCAAGTCCGTAAAGTAGTTAATAAACCAATATCCATAAGTTCAGGATATAGATCGAGAGAAGTTAATGAATCAGTGGGTGGAAGTAAAACATCACAACATTGTGAAGGATGTGCGGCTGACTTTAATGTCAAGGGAATGTCTCCTGATGCTGTGGTCAGAGCCCTTCTCAATACTACTATCCCTTACGATCAGCTTATATTAGAATTTGATAGTTGGATACATATCTCTATTCCAACTGTTAAAGGTAGTACTCCAAGGAAACAAGCTTTAATTATAAACAACAATGGAAAAAGAAACTTTAAATAAAAGGAAAATATTATGCCAATGGTAAACGGAAAAAAATACAGTTACAGTAAAATGGGTATGGCAGCAGCTAAAAAAGCAGCTAAAAAACCAGTTAAAAAAATGATGGCTAAACCTGTAAAAAAGACTATGAAAAGTGGTTACTAAGTCAAAAGTAAATCAAGCAGGCAATTACACCAAACCAACTATGCGTAAAGCTTTATTTAATAAAATTAAAGCAGGCAGTAAAGGTGGTGATCCAGGTGAATGGTCTGCTCGTAAAGCTCAATTACTTGCTAATCAATATAAAAAAGCAGGTGGAGGTTACAAATAATGGCTCTTGCTAAATCTCAACAGTCTTTAAAAGCTTGGTCTAGTCAAAAATGGAAAACATCTGATGGCAAACCAAGTAAAGGTAAGAAAAGATATTTACCTGAGGCTGCTTGGAAAGCACTAAACCCTAATGAGAAAGCTTCTACAAATAAAGCTAAGGCACAAGGTAACAAAGCAGGAAAACAATTTGTTAAACAACCAAAAAACATAGCAACTAAAACAGCGAGGTTTAGATGAAAGGCGTAAAACATTACTTAAAAAGTGGCACAGAGTATAAAGGTGCTACTCATAAAATGGCTAGTGGTTTATTTACAGGCAAAGCACATACTAAAAGTTCTGTAAAGTTAGGACATGCCAAAGACTTAAAGGACAAAAAAAAATGAGTACACCAGCATGGACAAGAAAAGAAGGAAAGAATCCTAAAGGCGGATTAAACGCCAAAGGAAGAGCTAGTTATACAGGAGGCACTTTAAAAGCTCCTGTTAAAGCTGGTGATAACCCTCGTAGGGCTTCTTTCTTAGCTCGTATGGGTGGTATGCCTGGACCTGAAAAGAAACCTAATGGAGAGCCTACAAGATTACTCTTATCTCTTAAAGCTTGGGGTGCTTCTTCTAAATCAGATGCTAAAGCTAAAGCTAGAGCAATATCTAATAGAAATAAAAACAAAAAGAAGTAGTTGACATTAAGCCATAAATATGGTATAATTGTTATATAACATAGGAAAGTATTATGACTTATTTAGAGATTGTTAATAAAGTTTTACTAAGACTAAGAGAGAATCAAGTTGAAACTGTAGATGAAAATACATACAGTGCTCTTGTAGGTGAATTAGTAAATGTTACTAAACGAGAAATAGAAGATTCTTGGAATTGGTCTTGTTTAAGAACAACACTTGCAGCAACAACTACTGCTGCTTTATTTAACTATGTTCTTGTAGGAGCAGGTACTCGTTTTAGACTATTAGATGTTATTAATGATACAACTAATATTTTCTTAAAAACTAGATCAAGTGCTTGGTTTGAACAACATCTTCTTATGACTACTGTGCAAACAGGTTCTCCTTCATATTATAACTTTAATGGAGTAGATGAATATGGAGATACACAAGTTGATGTGTTTCCAGTACCTGATGCAGGATATGTTTTATATTTTAATATAGTAATGCCACAAGATGACTTTACTACAGATGCAGAAGAAGTTAAAATTCCTTATACTCTTCTTATTGAAGGTACTCTTTCTAGAGCTTTAAGTGAAAGAGGGGAAGATGGTGGTTATCAAGATCAAGAAAATAGATATAGAAATATGTTAGCAGACTTAATTGCTATTGAAGCGGGAAGTCGCCCTGAAGAAACAATTTGGTATCCTAACTAATGCCTGGTAAATTACAAACAACTTCTATTGCAGCTCCTGGATTCTTAGGTTTAAATACCCAAGATTCTTCTGTTACGCTTGAAAGTGGCTATGCAACTGTAGCTAATAATTGTATTATTGATAAATACGGAAGATTAGGTAGTAGGCAAGGTTGGGATTTAACAACAGTAGCAACTAATGCAGTTGTTACAGGAACTATCTCTGCTACTACTTTAACAGTAGTAAGTGTTACTAGTGGAACTCTTTCTATTGGTGATGTAATTAGTGGATCGGGAGTAACAGCAGCTACTTCTATTACAGCTTTAGGAACAGGTACAGGTGGTATTGGTACTTATACAGTTAGTGTTTCACAAACAGTTGCATTAACAGGAACTTATGCAAGAGCATTAACAGCAGTTACAGTTACAGCAACAGCACATGGATTAGCAGTTGGAAATACAGTTTTTTTAGACTTTACTTCAGGCACTGCAGTTGATGGTGCTTTTGTAGTAGTTACTGTTCCTACAGCAAATACTTTTACAGTAACACATGGAACAAGTGGAACAACTAGTGGTAATGTAACTCTTAGTCGTCCAATTACTGCAGTAAATGCTTTAGGTACTAACAATTTTAGTGAGTCTATATTTGAATTTAAAGATGTAACAGGAACTGTAGTATATTTATCTGCTGGTAATAGTAAATTATTTAAAGGTACAGATTCTTTAATAGAACAACAAGTATTTGCTGCTAACCAAACTACAGTAGTAGTTACTGCTTTTACAGGAAATAGATGGCAGTTTGCTGCTCTTCCTGAAGGCACAGGACCTACAGCTCTTTCTTATGCTATTGCTGTACAAAATGGAAATGCTGCTTTAGTATATAGAAAAAGAAACCATACAGATGCTTATATCTTTCAAAAGATAGGAGATTATGGTAATAAACCAACAGGTGTAACAACTTTTGATCCTGATTGTGTTCTTTCTGCTTTTGGTAGAATTTGGGTTGCAGGAATATCAAGTAATAAAGCTTGTTTGTATTTTAGTAAACTTGTAGATCCAGCTGATTTTACAGGGGCAGGCTCAGGAGTATTAGATATTAGTTCTGTTATTGGAAACAATGATGAAATAACAGCATTAGCTGTTCATAATAACTATTTAGTAATCTTTTGTAAAAACCATATTGTTGCCTATAGTGGGGCAGGAGATCCTACAACAATGGCACTTGCTGATATTGTAGTAGGTGTAGGATGTATTGCTAGAGATTCGGTACAAGGAACTGGTACAGATTTAATATTTTTATCTAAGAGTGGTGTTAGAAGTTTTAACAGAACAGTACAAGAAGATTCAATGCCACTTCGTGAACTATCTCTTAATATTAGAGATGATTTAGTTGGGTATTTAGAAGTTGAAACAGTAACAAATATTAAAAGTGCTTATTTTGAAAGAGATGCTTTTTATCTATTAACTTTTCCTGGTTCTAAAGTTATGGTTTATTTTGATTTAAGACAGATACTTCCTAATGGGGCAGCTAGAACAACATTATGGAATAATTCAGATGGATCAATTTATAAAGCTTTTTGTTCAACTACTGACAGAACTTTATTTATAGGAGTTTCAAATGGTATAGCATTATATAATGGATATTTAGATGGTGCTAATACTTATGAATTTCAATACTATACATCTAATTCAGATTTAACAGCACCAACAACCATAAAAATGCTTAAAAAAGCTACTTTAGTTGTGATTGGTAGTGGAGATCAAGACTTTACCTTTAAGTATGGTTATGATTATACTTTAAATTATAATACACAATTAATTTCTAGAAGTTTTGGTACTGGTATTTATCCTACTTATAGTTCAAGTACCTCATTATATAATAAGAGTAAGTATGCTTCAGTAGGTATTGGAGTAAACAGAATTAGTGTTCCATTAGGTGGATCAGGAAAAGTAGTACAACTTGGAGTAGAATCTACTGTAAATGATACTCCTGTTTCGATTCAAAAAATTGATATATATTTAAAAACAGGGAAAACAGCATAATGTCAAACTATACCAAAGCCACAAACTTCTTAGCTAAAGACTCATTAGCAGATGCAGATCCACTTAAAATTATTAAAGGGTCTGACTTTGACACAGAGTTTAATGCTTTACAAGTAGCAGTTAATACTAAAGCAAATACAATATCTCCTACTTTTACTGGTACTCCTTTAGCTCCTACAGCTACAGCTGCAACTAATACAACACAACTTGCTACTACAGAATTTGTAACAACAGCAATTACATCTGCTTTTCCATCAGGTGGAATTATTATTTGGTCAGGCTCTGCTGCTTCAATTCCTACAGGTTGGTTATTATGTAATGGAACAAGTTCAACCCCTGATTTAAGAAATAGATTTGTTGTTGGTGCAGGTTCTACTTATGCAGTTAATGATACAGGTGGTAGTGCAAATGCAGTATTAGTTAGCCACACACATACTGCAACAGTTACAGACCCAACACACAATCATACTATTCCTAATGCACAAGCTGATGCAATTGGTGGTTCAGGTGCACAACCAAGTTATCGTGGAAGTGGCACTACAAATACATCATCAGCATCTACAGGAATTACAGTTGCTAACTCAACAGAAGGTGTAAGTGCTACTAATGCTAATCTTCCTCCGTACTTTGCTTTATGCTATATTATGAAGAGTTAATGAGTAAGATAGAATATGTAAACCTTCTCTATAGGATTTATGGAAGTCCTAAAGAAAATAAAAAAAAGTTTATAGAAGAAGCAGCTACTTGGGAATACTACCCAGTGTACAAAGAAGACAAAGTGGTTGCTCTGTTTATGACTAAAGGTAATACAATCCATTGTGGATGTCTTCCTGAAGCTAGTGGAAAATGGTTTCCAATGAAGATGTATAAGCGTATTATAAAGAATCTTCTTTTAAAGTATGGGAAAGTAACAACAGCAACTTATCCTGAAACAGAAACGTTTGTGAAGAGGTTAGGATTTAAAGAAATAAGTAGAAATAATAATATTATTAATTATATAAAGACAGAGGCTTAATATGAGTTTTCTTACAAAAATGTTTGGAGCAAAAAAACCTGATTATAATAAAATGGAGTTTAAACCTTATTCTATTTCAGGTCCTACTGGAGGAGTAAGTTTTGAAGGGCAATCAGGAAAAGTTAATCTTTCTCCTGAATTACAAGCTTTGTATGGTAGATTAACAGGAGCTGCTACTGAGGCCTTACCTTCAGAAGAGCAAACTAATTTTGCTAATCAAGTTACTCAATATGGTAAAGGATTATTTGGACAAGCTACTAATATGAATACTAACCAGATGACTTCTGATTATTATAATAATGTACAAAACATATTAAATCCGGCAAGAGAAGCAGAAAATGTTTCTTTAGCAAATACTCTTTTTAGTCAAGGTAGAACAGGAGCTGGAGTTGGTGTTTCAGGAGGTGGTTATGTTAATCCTGAACAGTTTAGTTTATTTAAAGCTAGAGAAGGTCAAAATCAACAAATTTATTTAGGTGCTGAGGATAGAGCTAGGCAAATACAAATGGATCAGATACAAAGAAGTTTAGGTTATTATGGTATGGGTAATGAGTTTAAATATCAACCTTATCAACAATCAGCAGGATTAGCAGGATTAGGTATTAATTTAGCAGGAGCTAATACTCCTTATATTGGTTATGGAATACAAGCAGGTACAGCAGGGGCACAAGCAGGGGCTAATGTAGTTAATGCTCAAAATGCTTATAATGCTTCTCAACTAGGGTTTTGGGGTGATTTAATTGGTGGAGCTAGTAAAGTTTATAGTGGTTCTATGAAAACACCTACAGAAGATAAATAAGGAGATTTAAATGGCGACAATAGTTTCTGGATTATTTGGTAAATCTTCTGCAGATGTTGAAGCAGAAACACAAAAACGTATAGATGAGTTTCTTAATATCTCTGGTCAAAGAACTGGTCCTGGTTCAGAAAAAGCTAGACTAGGTGCTAGTACAGGTGTTCTTTTAGGGCAACTTACTAAAAGTTTATTTGGTATTAAAAATGCTGAAGAAGCAAAAGCAATTAAAAATGAAGATATGGCTAAATACTTTAATCAAGTTGTTGATGATGAGACTAGAAAAGATCCTGATAAGTACTATTCATTAGCCGCTGAAGTAGCTAATAAATTTGGTGATTACACTAGAGGTGATCAACTTACACAACTAGCTCTTGATAAAGGTGCTGATTATCAGTATAAACAATCTCAAATTAAAAACAATGTACTTGAAGGTACTAAAAAAGAAT